GTGAGGCCCTCCACCCTGGCTCGATAATGATCCAGCCATCGCCATTTTCCCCCTCGTCTGACGCCTTTTTAATCCATTCAGCGTTCAGCAGGTCATGCACGGGCTTCCCTTTGCTGCTTGGCGCGAGCATATTTTTGACCGACCCCGGCTTGTAGCCATCATTTTGGAGCAAACTGGCCACGGCATCCCTTGCCACAAACGGATCGTCACCAAGCAAAATCTTACCGCCTTCGACCCAAGCCCTGGAAAACAGTTTCTGGTGGTGATGGATGGCTCCGTGCCCGGCAAGAGCGGCTTCTTTTGGCTCTGGCGGGGCTGCGACGAGGACCGCGCTGGTGACGGCTTCGCCATCTTCATCGACCCATCCGGCAAGGGTAACCGCCTCGAGCTTGCCATTCATCGGCGGCTTCAGCTCAGCGTCTTTGCTCTTGCGTTGGACAAGACGCAGCAACCCGTTGTCGCCAGGGACCACGCTGATCTCGATATCCAGCGCTCCTCTCCAGGCGCTCGATCCTCGGGCGCGGTGCTGAGCTTCCTCACTCACTCCTGTGTGGTGCACGAGAATGACCGCGCACCCAAAGCCCCGCATAAGGTGGGCGCAGGCGTCAAGCATGGTCTTTGCGTCTTGGGCGCTGTTCTCATCGCCCTTGAGGAAGCGATGCAGGGTGTCCACCACGATCACATCAGGCTGATGGCTCAATCCTCGAATGTGGTCGATCACATGCTGCAAGCCCTCCTTGGTGTTGAGATCGCACCCTTCGCGGCTTAACCACATGGTCAGGCTGATCGATTGCGCGGAATTGGCTTGGTGGTGTTGTTTCCAAGCGGCGACGCGCCCTCGAAGACCGTGGTGTCCTTCACCGGCGAGGTAGACCACCGCCCCCGGCTTAACCTTGCAGCCGTTCCACTCAGTGCGGCCCGCCGCCATGTGCAGCATGAGATCAAGCACGGCAAACGTCTTGCCCCCGCCTGAAGGGCCGTGGATCATGTGCAGGGCTTCGGCCTGAATCCAGCCTTTGACCAACCATCGCAAAGGCGCCGGCTGGGCTGAAAACTCATCTGCGGGGATAAGCCATTGCTCGATCGGCGGGTTAAGCAGGGCCTGCAGGTCATGCCCGCCAGCAACGTAGTCATTGGCGTCGCCTTGGATGGGAATGACCACCGCCTTGGCGCGGTGCTTGGCTGCTGCTTGATCGGCGTATTTCTGGCCGACGCCGCTGGCGTCATTGTCAGCCACGATGACCAGCTCAGCGTCCGGGTGGGCCTCGCGTATAAAGCCGGTGACGGGGACCAGATTGCTGGCGCTGTACGCCACCACGCAGGGCTTGCCGGTCACTTCGTGAATGGTAGCTGCTGTGGCGAAGCCCTCGGCAATGTAAATGACATCGCCTTCACAGCTTCCGACAACCCAATACCGCCCCCCTGTCGCCGCCCCTGCGTGATAGAGCTTGCCGCCTTCGGCATCGATATATTGCAGTGACGACAGCGCGCCCGTGTGATCGTAGAGCGGAGCCATCAACCGCCCGTCGCCAGTGATGCGAAGGCCGTGGGCTTTGACCCGCTTGCGCGCAAGGTAGGGATGGTCATCACTCGCCGCCCCGGCTTGTGACCATATGGCTTCGACCGTCTCAGCGGCTTGCGCGGCCTTGGCGTCTCGAGCAGCGCGGGCCTCAGCCTGCCTGCGGGTGATGGCCATCTGTTCCTGGGCCGTCAGCTCCCGCCCCACCTCAGCTCTGAATGTCTGCGTCACGCCCGTGCGCCAGTCGCCAAACATCCCCGCGCACACGCCGTCGGGAAAGAACACGTACCATCCTGCTTTATCGTGCCCGGCTTGGCCCTTGCTGCCGGTCTGGTACCGGTGCAGCGTGCCGTCGATCACAATCGAACTAGGCGGTGTCACGCCCGCCGCGCGCATAGCGTCTCTGATCTGATCTTCGATCGGCGCGGGCTTCGGCGGGCTCCATGGGCCGCCTAGGATATGCGTCAGGTCAGTCACGCTTGTCCCCCAAATAGTCGCTCAGCTTCTTCAACGCGGCGTAAGACGGTGTCGCGCCGCGCATCAGACGCAGGATTGTTGCATATCCCACCCCCGTCAACCGGCTAACCGCCCGAAGGTTCCGATCCTGTAGCTGTTTTCGGATGGCTTCAATGGTCTGCATGTGATCGCTCCTGATAATTTTTTTGCGCATTGCTGTTGACATAATTGGTCAACACACGCAAGGTCGCTTTGCCCGACCGGATTGGCCGACTGGGCAAACGAAAGACGAAACCATGGCTATTACCCTCAAACGCACGGGCGCGATTGCCCGTGATGGCGTGAAGCTGCTTGTTTACGGACAAGCAGGCGCTGGCAAAACAAGCTTAATCCCGACCCTTCCGAACCCCGTCACCCTATCAGCGGAAGGCGGGTTGCTATCCGTGGCTGGCGCTGACCTGCCTTATCTTGAGATTGGCAACATGAACGATCTCAGGGAAGCCCTGGCCTGGCTGCAATCGGATCGCGACTTTCAGAGCGTCGCCATCGACTCAATCAGCGAGATCGCTGAAGTGGTTTTGAACGCTGAGAAGCGTGTGGCCAAAGACCCGCGTCAAGCCTATGGCGCCATGCAAGACACAATGACCGAAGTGATCCGCGCTTTCCGCGATCTACCCGGCAAGCACGTTTACATGACGGCTAAGCTTGAGAAGCAAGCCGATGAGATGGGCCGCATGCTGTATTCCCCCAGCATGCCCGGCAACAAGACTGGCCAAGCCCTGCCCTACTTTTTTGATGAGGTGCTTGCGTTGCGCGTAGAGCGCGACGCCGACGGCATCCCGCAGCGCGGGCTGATGTGCGACAGCGACGGGCTTTGGCTGGCCAAGGATCGCTCTGGCCAGCTTGCGCCGTGGGAAGCGGCTGATTTGGGGCAGATTATTGCGAAGATACAAGGGGGTGCGTCGTGAACCTCGCCGCCGAATGGCTTGAAGCAAAAGAAGCCGAGCTTGCCGCCATCGAGAAGCGGCGCAAGATCGAGGACGCGATGCTTGCCAAAGGCCAGACTGAATGGGCCGGTTACACGGTTCGCATCGCCGAGCGCGACAATTGGAAGATCGACGGTGACAAGCTTCAGGCTTTGGCCGAGGCCAATGGTCTGGCCGATCATCTTCCGACGCTGTTCCGGTGGAAGCCTGAGGTGAACAAGAAGATCTGGGACGCGGCTGCATCCAAGATCACGAAGCCCCTGCTTCCGGCGATCACCATCACGCCAGGTCGACCGACCTTTACCATCCGCGCAGACTTTTAATTCGCACAGACTTTTAAGGAGACCACGATGAAGCTTGATTTTTCCCTTGATGACCTGCCTGAGATGATCGAGACATCCTACGATCCTCTGCCCCCTGGTTGGTATCAGGCGCGGGTGGCGGCGGTTGAGGCCCGGCCCAACAAGGCCAACACGGGCCAATACCTCGCTGTCAGATACGACATCATCGGCCCGACGCACCAAGGCCGGGTGATTTATGGCAACCTCAACATCTCCAATCCATCGGCCAAAGCCGAGCAGATTGGCCGCCAGCAGCTGGGCCAGCTCATGATGGCGATCGGGCTGGAGCGCATTTCCGATACCGATCAGCTGATCGGCGGGACGTGCGAGATCAAGTTGGAGATCCGCCCTGCCGATGGGCAGTACAAGGCCAGCAATGATGTCAAGGGTTGGAAGGCGTTTGAGGCGCGGGCCAATGGGTTTAGCGCGCAATCGTTGGCCGCACAGTCTGGCGCACAGTCCGCCGCACAGCCGTCTGCACAACCCGGCGCGGCGACAAGCCAAGCCCTGAGCGGCCAAACCCCGCCATGGAAGAAGCGGTCATGAGCGCCCTTCCCGAAGCCCAGAATGATCTGGCCGCGCTCATCGATAAGGCTCATCAACAAGAGGAGGCGGGGCGCGAGCCTCGCCCCCATCTTGGGGCGTCCATGCTTGGACACCCTTGCGACCGATGGCTTTGGCTTAGCTTTCGCTGGGCCACACCGCGCAGTTTTGAGGGGCGCGTGTTGCGCATTTTCCGGCGCGGTCAGCGCGAGGAAGAGACGATCCTCAAAGACCTCCAGATGGCAGGCATTGAAATTGTGTCTGAGCAGGCGCGCGTGGCGATCGAAGGCCATGTTGCGGGAACCATTGACGCCATTGTCCTTGGCGTGCCTGAGGCCCCAACGAAGCAGCATGTGGCCGAGTTCAAGACGCACAACAAGGCGAGCTTTAACACGCTGACGAAAGAAGGCGTCGAGGCGGCTAAGCCAGAACACTACGTGCAGATGCAGGTCTACATGCACGCGACGGGCTTGGAGCGGGCGCTGTATGTGGCGATCTGCAAGGACGATGACCGTTACTATTTCGAGCGCGTGAAGTATGATCGACTGGTGGCGGAGAACGCCATTGCGCGGGGCCTAAGGGTGTCCTGCTCCGATCATATGCCAGAGCCTATGTATCAGGCCAGCGCGGCTTGGTGGCAATGTAAAAGCTGCCCCGGCTTTCACTTTTGCCATGTGTCTGGGCTGACGAAAGAGGTCAATTGCCGCACATGCGCGCACTACACGGCGCGGACAGATGGCACAAGCCATTGCGCCGTGTGGGATTCAGAGATCCCCGTTGAAGCGCAAATTGAGGGTTGCCCCAAGCATGTGATCCACCCGGACCTGACGCCGTGGACAATGCTGGATAGCCCAGACGGGGTGACCGGGGCCTACATGATCGACGGCCAGAAGGTCATGAACGGTGATGGCCATGTGTCGTCGAAGGAGCTGATCGACAAGCATTGGGTGCCGTTCTGATCCGGGAGATGACCAATGCTCAGAGAGTATCAACGACGCGCGCTGGACATGCTGTTTGAGTACTTCCAGCACCACGACGGCCACCCTTGCTTGGTGCTGCCGACGGGCGCGGGGAAAAGCCACATCATCGCCGAGTTTTGTCGGTTGGTGGTGACGGCTTACCCCGATCAGCGCATTCTCATGCTTACTCACGTCAAGGAGTTGATCGAGCAGAACGCCGAAAAAATGCGCCAGCACTGGCCAGATGCGCCGCTGGGCGTCTATTCGGCGGGGCTTAGGCAACGCGACGCGGGGCAGTCGATCACGTTCGCTGGCATTCAGAGTGTCGCTAAAAAGGTGGACCTGCTTGGCCGGGTGGATATCGTGATCATTGATGAAGCCCACCGCATCAGCCACACGGCGGATGGCCATTATCGGCGGCTGATTGCGCAGCTGACGGCCAAGACGCCTGACTTGAAAGTGATCGGCTTGACGGCCACGCCTTACCGGCTGGGCCATGGTTACATCACGGATGCGCCTGCGCTCTTTACGGATCTGATCGAGCCAATTGGAGTTATGGATCTAGTGAAGCAGGGCTACCTTGCGCCCTTGCGCTCGCTGGCTACCGCCACGCAGTTTGATCTTGCGGGCGTCAAGAAGAAAGGCGGGGAATATGTGGAGGCGGATCTTGACGCGGCTGTTAACAAGGAAGCGCTGAACAAATCTGTCGCTGAGGAGATTGTTGAAAAGGCTTATCAACGCCAGAGCTGGCTGGTGTTCTGTGTTGGCGTCAGCCATGCCTTTGCAATGCGGGATGCGCTGCGGGAAAAAGGCGTGATCGCGGAAACAATTGTCGGGACCACGCCAGCCAAGGAGCGAGAAGAGATTATCCGCGCGTTCAAGGCTGGCGAGATTAGGGCGCTGACAAACGCAAATGTGCTAACGACTGGTTTTGACGCGCCTAACGTGGACGTGATCGCCTGCTGCCGCCCTACTCTTTCAACCTCGCTCTATGTGCAGATGCTGGGGCGCGGGACTAGGCTGAAAGACAATGTGGACTATTGCCTGGTTCTGGACTTTGCCGGGCTGACCTACACGCATGGCTTTTTCGATGATCCGGTCGTTAAGCGGCCCAAGAAAACAGAAGGCGGTGAAGCGCCGGTCAAGGCCTGCCCGGTATGCTTTACGCTATGCCACACGGCAGTGAGGGAATGTCCCAAGTGTGGGTTTAAGTTTCCGCCGCCTAAGCCTGCGGACCTGACGCTTAAGATTGCGCCAGTCATGTCGGATGAAGCGGCTTTAGGCCGTGAGATGAAAGTTTCCAGTTGGCGATGGGACATCCATAACAATGGGCAGGACATGCTGCGGGTGCGCTACTATCCCGCAAGCTACACTGACCCTATTGTAACTGAGTATTTCACCGTGTGGCACGGCGGAGCGGCGTCTTATCGTGCGTGGGAAAAGCTGACAAAGATCCTAGGCGCTTTATCCATATTTTGGGCAAGCGATGCTGATGATTTTGATTTTCTTCAAGAGCTGTCTAAAACCACAGACTTGGACTTTTGGGAACAAAATACGCATACGATTTGGGATATATTAGAAGATGCCCCCGCGCCGACGTCGATCACATACCGCCAAGAAGGCCGCTTTTTCCGGGTTGTCGATCGCCAATGGGCGCAAAGTCGCCGCGCGTTCTGAACACGTCGAGCAACGCGAGTTTGTGAGCTGGTTTCGCCAGACCCACAAACCAGTGCGGATTTTTGCCATTCCCAATGGCGAGGCGCGCAGCCGCACGACGGGCGCTAGGCTTAAGGTTGAAGGCGTCAGCGCTGGCGTGCCGGATCTCTTCATCCCCGCTTGGTGCTTGTGGGTCGAGATGAAGCGCGCCGATGGTGGGGTCGTGTCGGCAGTGCAAGCCGATTGGCACGCCTACCTTGCCAGCGTTGGCCACACGGTCATCATTGGCCATGGCTTGGACGATGCACAAAAAAAGCTACAAGAGTGGTTGCTTTTGCAATCATCGGTGATAAGGTGACCTCACAAACAAGGAGGCCACATGACGAAGAACGAGAGATTATCCCGCGTCATCGCGGAGTACTGGGCCCGCAGAGGGTACCTTGTGAAGGTGACCCATGGGCCAGAAGGCATAGAAAGCGCCACTGTGAACGGCG